AGTTTAAAAAAAATCGCCAGGAAAAAAATCCACCAAAACCTTTTTTGAAATACCTTATGCTATATAAAACTAGCATGGGTTATTTTAAATGTCTATTGAAGATTATGATATGGATGATTATTCCCGTTATTTGGAGTACAGTACAAACGAGGACAAAATGCTTACTGACGAACCGATGATTAGTTACGATTCATTTATTGACAGATTCATTCTGGATGCACCAAATGGAGAGACGTATTATTTCAGAGATTATGAAGGTGCCGAAGATTTCTGGATGTTAAACTTCAAGGAAAACGTTGATTTAGATGCCTAATTATAAACCTGTTGTTGAGAGTATAGGGGCAGGATCTAGTAATATTGATGTAGCATATGAGATAGGTACTGAGATACCATTAGCATATCCTTCAGGTACATTTGATGCTAATGCAAATCCACCTGCTTATATCAATGTAGGAACTGCGACTTCTGACAGTAATTACAGAGATAAGAGACATTACACACGATCAAACAATACCTATAGGCAGACATGGAAACTGCCTAATGGGGTATCAATAGATTCGTGTGACTCATCAGGTCAGACATGGTATATTGACAGTTATTCTAGTGAGACTGATCGTATTGTATATTTGGGGGAGGATCTTACAGCAAGTTTAAATAATAATTATACTGGATGTTGTTTTGATGAGAATGGGAATCAAGTACCAGAACCATCATTAAATCAGAAGCGTGTTACTGAGATTGTATTAGAGGGTATAACATTTGATACTTATGGAAAAGTAAACACAGCATCTGGTATTGAGTATAAAGCTAATTGTATAGTTGAACCTATAGTATCTACCGTTCGTAGTGAGACATTTACAGTAACATTCAATAGTATGGTTCCAAATATTGCGGATAATGCTCCATATTTGGATGATGATATTACAGTTACATTAGAGCGTAGTGATGGTAGTAGTGTAATTGCCACATCAAGTACGGGAACCGTAACGATGAGTGCGGTAGCACCACAAACAATCACAATAAAGATTGGAGGGGAGTTTGGAAAAAAACTTTTTCCTGATGAGGTTTGGGAGTATTATTATGAAAAAAATTCCGAGTTTACGGAGATTCCAAGTCATTTAAATGTTGATATTGAATTTAATGAACGTAAACCAAATCCCAATGAGTTATTTGAATTATATCGTATTGATAAAGATAATAACACGGGGCAGAATTTAAATGATTTAAGTCAGGAAGTACCTGAGGGTTCAGCATTATATGCATATAGGGGAGATCGAACAGAACGTGAAGCAGGTATAAACCCTATTGAGGGTAGTACGAGTCGTGCAGGGCATCGTGATATTGTATTTAATTTTACAGTAACGAGTAGTATTCCTGTATTACCGACAACTCCTTGGGCACATGGTACATTATTACCCACAGGATCATATTGTACTAAGGGTGGGTCTACCTATTATGTGGAATTAGGAGGTATACCAAGTCTAGCTATACCAGCAGATGTAGGACCTAGTGGTACTGGGTTCTTTATTGATAATAGTGGTATGCGTTATCGTTATATTCCACCTGAGGGATTAGTTACCACTAGAGGTGCTGGTAGTTTTAGTACTACATTATACGTAATGAATAATTATGCAAATGGTGCTAATCGTGTTGATGAATTGTTAGGAGATTAAATTATGCCTATACCTACAGTTTATACACCAATTCAACCAACACCTAGTGTTGTAATGAGACCTATTGTCTGGACACCCAATGTCTGGACAGCGGTTGTTTGTAGTCCTGGACCTCCAATTATTCCAGAGGTGTTTACAGTTACTGTAACTAATTTTCAACCTGTTATTGCACCTTCTGCATATTTTGGAGATCCTGGATTAAGAATTGATTTGATTAGTACTAATGGTTCTAGTGGGTCTGCAGGACCTGGAGGGATTGGTATTGCAACAGCAACTTGTACATTCCCTGGAACCATTACAATGAATGTATCTCTCAACTATACAGACTATCTGTTCCCTAATAAAGAGTACAAGTATAGAAGGGATGTAGTTCCTCCTATACACCTTCCTACAACTGTTGTATCGCCTTCTGGGTATACTGCACAGTATGGAACCCTTAATCAGGGTTCTGCAACCCTTAGGGGGACGTTTAAGAACCCTATTGGTGGTCTTCTTATTGCAGGTACTCCTACAGTAGGAATGATTAATGAAATTGGAACAACTGATCATATGCAGCATTATTTTCCAGATCCTAACTTTATGATTATTGTAGAATATACAGTAGTCATCACAAGTAGTTGTGGTGTTGGTGCTGGTACATTTCCAATCAAACAAATTGTCTATGATGACAAGGACATTGCATCACAGAGGTTTGTTGATGCAGTAAATAGTCAGACAGGACGTAATCTTAATAATCCTAAATCATTGCCATGACAAAACCAAGACAGTTATTAAATAAACGTTGTACTTATGTTGGTGCTTTATCTGCAGGGCACATTTGTTATCCACCAACTGCTCTTACGCAAGGATCACCTAATGTATTTGTAAATTTCATTCCTGGTGGGCGTGTGGGGGATTTATTTGCTCCTCATGCATGTCCTTGCTCAAATTGTCCTCCTCCACACCTAGTAAGACCCATTTCATCGGGTCCAGTTAACGTGTATTTCAATTTTCGTCCACCTGGACGTATTGGAGACGCAATTGGTTGTGGGGATATCGTTGCTCAGGGGTCATTTAACGTCCTTGCAGGCAGTGCTGGGACTTGACAAAGCGTAAAATCTCTCTTATACTACTGTAGTTCACACAAAAACACGTAAATTATGGCAATGCGGTCCAAAGTTGGTCTTTCTGGCGCTAATTTCATGCCTGGAAAACCCAAAACTACTCGTCAAGGGTCATCTAAAAACACAAAATACGCTGCAACTTCGCGTAATAACAAGAAAAAGCGTTATCGGGGTCAAGGACGTTGAGACCAGAGACCAGAAAAGCAATGGAAATGCTTTGGAGTGCCAAATGGAACCTCCCAAAAGCAGCAAAACACTGCAATCTCACTAACAAAGAGATGAAAATTACATTTAATGAGTATTGTGCATTCCATCCACCCACATTTAAGGTAGAAAAATGACTAAACCTCTCCTGTTCATATCACAAGATAAGGAGATGGCACTCATTCAGGAGATGTCATACAAGATCAAGAGAGCGGGATGGGACATCCACCCCTCAAAAACTTGTTTTTTGTGTGTATCTCCTGATTATTCTAGTATTGTTACTCAACATCTCTCCCATTCACTCACCATGGATGGGGAGATTTTTCATGTTGAGGCAGTCAATGTGCCATTTCCTGATGAATCTGCAGAAAATTACAGAGTTAACTTTGAAATTAACTATGCAGATTGGGTTCTTGACTGGGAAAACTTCGTATTATGCGAAGCAGGCGTAATCCGAGGAGGTAATTATACCTGGATTACAGAATCTATGAAGAAATTTAGTAAGAAAAATTACTACACCTTGTCTCTTTGTGAGAATATTGGTAGTAAGTATAAGAGTGACATGGTTTCTCTCTATTATGATGATAGTAAGGAAGATTTACATTTTTGGTGGGAACAACCTAATAATCATTGGCGATAAATATATTGGAGATGGTAACCTCCCAAAAAGTTCTATAACGTTTATTTAAGAGGTTATTGTGGCAAATTCACCAATTCCAGATCAAAGTGAAGATTTTCGTAAATCCGGAATGGTTTTGATTACAGATCCAAGGTCTGATTATTATTTGAAAAAAATAGAAAAACAAAAAGAAGATAAGAAAAGTAAGATATATAAAGTATAAAGAGACTGAAAATGCCATCTATATCTAAAAAATTCGTTGATCTTAATCCCAATTTCACCAAACATCCCGTTACTGGTGATATTGGGGTATTGAAAAATGAAGATGCAATTAAACAGTCGGTAAAAAATATTGTTATGACCCAGTTAGGTGAAAAGTTTTTCGATCCTCTGTTTGGTACATCAAGTAATAGATTATTATTTGAAAATTTTAATAGTATTATTTCTGATCAATTAGCATTAGAGATTGAAGATGCGCTTAAATTTTATGAACCTAGGGTAAATTTTGACAATATTGATATCGTTGAAGATGTAAAAAATAATTCTATTAAATTTAATGTAAATTTTACGATTATTGGTTCTCCTTTAGATCAGCAAGCAATTAGTCTCATTCTGGAAAAAGTATAATGGCATTCAATCAAGTTACTAATTTAGATTTTGAGGACGTAAAGCAAAGTTTACGGGAGTTCATGCGTTCTTCCGAAACTTTTACTGATTATAATTTTGAAGGATCTGTATTATCTCAATTTATTGATGTATTAGCGTATAATACGTATTACAGTGCATTAAATGCTAACTTAGTTGCTAATGAGGTATTTTTAGATTCTGCATCAATCAGAGAGAATGTTGTATCTCTTGCAAAAAGTGTTGGATATGTTCCAAGTGGTGCTACGGCATCAAAAGCAGTAATAAATCTTGATATATCATTACCAGCAGCATCATCAGTTACTCAATTAACTTTAAAGCAAGGAAGTGCGTTAGTTGGGAAGAATGATGAGGGTTCTTTTGTCTTTACACCTGCTAATGATGTTACGAGACAAGTATCATTAAATTCAGCAGGACGTTCGATTATATCATTTGAAGATTTAGAAATATTTCAAGCAACGCCACTTTCACTTACTTATACTGTAAACGATTCAACTGTTCAAAGATTTATTATTCCTGATAGTAATTCAGATGTTAACTTAATTCAAGTTAAAGTGAATGAAATTAATAATTCAATAATTGAAACGTATAAACCGATAACAGATATTACAACATTAAATAGCACTGATAGATCATATTTTGTTCAAGAAAATAAAAATGAACAATATGAGTTAATTTTTGGTGATGATACTTTTGGTAGAAAATTAAAAAATGGTGATGTGGTTGAGATTACTTATTTTATTACTGATAAAACTTTAGGTAATGATTGTTCTGAGTTTAGTTTTACTGGTAGACTTATTGATCAAACAGGCAATGGATATTTTGCAACAGAACCAAGTGTTAGAGTAGTATCTCCATCTTCTGGAGGATCTGAACCCGAAAGTATAACATCTATCAAATATCTTGCTCCAAGAAGTTATTCTGCACAGCAAAGGGCAGTTACAGTTAATGATTATGAGTATTTGGTCAAGACTAAACTTCCTGGTTTAGAATCATTAACGGTATATGGCGGCGAAGATTCTTCTCCACCCCAATACGGAAAGGTATTTGTTGCTGCAAAACCTTTTGGTGCAGATAAATTAACAACTACTGCTAAATTAAATCTAATTAAAGATTTAAAACAATTTACAATTTTAACTGTTGTTCCTACAATTGTAGATCCTTCTTTTTTATACATTGATATTGAAAGTTATGTATATTTCAACTCTAAATTAACTAAAAAAACACCTCAACAACTTCAATCTTCAATTAGGGGGTCTATATTACAATTTGGAAATACACAAGAACTTAATAAATTTAACAGTAAATTTAAATATAGTAAACTAGTATCATATATTGATGAAGTTGATCCTGGTATAACTTCAAACATTACAAGAATTAGAATTAATAAAAGGTTAGAAGTTTCTAGTAATATTTTTGCTTCTTATGAAATTTGTTATGGTAATAGAATATCTTCTAATACAAATTTAACTTCCAATGGATTTAAATTGACTGGTCAACCAGATAATTATGTATTTTTCTTTGAAAAGTATGATGATGCTGGAACAGTAGCAGTATATAGAAATGAGGGTAGTGAGAAAAAGTATTTCAGCACTTCAGTTGGAAGTATTGATTATGAAAAAGGTGAAATAAATATCAATAACATCAACATTAATAGTGTAGTTGGGGATGTTGACTATATTTCTTTATCAGTCATTCCAGCATCAAATGATATTTTAGGTTTGAGAGATTTATATCTATTATTTGATCCTTCTAATGTAAATGTAAACGTGATTTTAGATGAATTATCTTCATCATCAAGATCAACGGGTGTCGGACAAATTCCAGTATCTAGTTAAAGATGTTTAACGATTTAAGAGTATCAAATTCAATTTCTGGACAAGTACCTTCGTACTTTGTACAAGAATATCCAAATTTTGTAAATTTTTTAAAAGACTACTATAGGTTTTTAGAAACTAATGGTAATTCTTTAGATTTATTGCATGGTATACAAGATTTAATTGATATTGAGACTTATACTGGAGTAGATTATACAGCTGTATTGAGGGAAGATATTGATGCTGACGATGAAGAAGTTTTAGTTAATGGGCACGTCAAATATCCATTGACAAATGGATTACTTAAAATTAATAATGAGATAATTTTTTATAAAACATTTAGTTATGAAGTATTTAATGATATTAAATACACAAAATTTACTGGTTGTGTTAGAGGATATACTTATAATACTCTGACAATTGAAGAGGGATTTAAACCTAATGTTAAAACTACACCAGAATCGCATACTGCTGGTGCAACAGTAGAGAATCAATCATATACTTATTTACTTTACTTTTTAGAGCAACTTAGAGAACAATATCTTTCAGATTTTCCTAAAGGTATTTTAGCAGATAATTTAGAAAAGGGACTTAATATTAATAATCTTTTAAAAAAGATTAAAGATTTTTATCTGACTAAAGGAACTCCTAGGGGTATTGAATTTTACTTTAAGTTCTTATTCCAACAAAAATCAGAAATTCGTAATTATAGAGACTCTATTTTTACACCTTCAGATGCAATTTATGAAGATAAGGTAGTTGTCAGATTAGAAAATTTAGATTCTTTTACTGTTCCAAATTTAATATTAAAAGAACTTGTACAATCAGATAATACTTTTACAATTTTATCATTTGAAAGTTTATATTCAAATAAAACGTTAGCACTTGAATATGAAATTTCAACTCCAGAAAAATTACTACCTACGAAATTTGCTAAAATTATAAGCACTCCCAATTTAGAGAAAAAATATATTTACGTTGATAGTACTGAAGGATTTCCATCAAATGGAATTTTAAAGTATAGAGATTTCTTCATCAATTATACATCAAAACAATCTAATTATTTTGTTTGCGATGATACTATTCAAAGAATATCTACATTCTTTAATGGAAATTTAACTCATTCTCTTGGTGAATATGTTTATGATTTAAATACACTTTGTGTATTAAAAGATTTTCCAGAATTTTATTTTTCTGTGTATACTGGAATTGCAAATGTTAGTACTACAAAAAATATTGGATATGTTCCCGGAGATATAGGATTTGTCAGTCAAGTTACATTATCCAATGATCCAATTCTCACTTCTTGGGTATATAATGATATTTTACCTGCAAGGACAAATAATGGATTACTATCATCAGTAACAAATTTATATTTTTCCGATACTGCAGCATTTTTGAGTGTATCAAAAGTTCCATTTTCACAACACCCTGGAGAAGGGTCCCCTCAAAATAATGAGTTGGAAATGGGAGCAAATAGATTATCTTTAATTGATCGTTTTGTAAAAATTCCAAGAATATTTAATTTAAGAGATTTTAGCAATAGAGAAAATACTATTGCACAATTTCCAGTTGGATTAATGATTGATGGTACTCCATTAATGAACTGGAAAAATAATAATGTAGTAACTCTTGGTAGAATAGAGAGCATTGATATTCAAAATGGTGGATCTAATTTTAATATAGATTCTCCTCCAATAATTGTGGTCAATGAACCAACTACTGACGAAAATGGGAAAGAAACAGCAGAATTAGAATTAAAAATTTCTGGTGCAGTTTCAGAGGTAAATATTGAAAATGGTGGATCTGGATATCCAAAAAACGTTTCTATTTTTGTAAAAAAATCTGATAATAATGATCCAAATGTTGATTTTAGGCAAGCAATTTTATCTGCCGTAGTTGTTGGAGGTAAGATTACACGAGTTAAAATTATTGATCCTGGATCTGGATATACTGATACCCCATCTATTGAAATAACTCCAGATTTTACACAGGCAAATTCTGCAGGAACACCTGCGGATATTTCAGCATTGGTTGAAGGTAGTATCTATAGAGTTGATTATAAAACTGATGGTAATAATAATCCAATAAAAGGTAAAAAATATACACAAAATCCATCATATGAACTAAAGAAAGGTTTCGGTGCAACTGCTGTTCCAATTATTTCTAATGGTAAATTAACAGATATTACTTTAATTAATGAAGGTAAAGAATATAATTCACCTCCAAAAGTTAATGTAATAGATATTTCTGGATCGGGAATTGGTGCTAAAGTTATTTCTAAAATTATTAATGGTAAAGTAACTGATTTTTCAATAATTAACTCGGGAATTAATTATAATGAAAATACTACTAGACTAGAAATAGTCGAATCTGGTGAGGGAGACCTTATCAATTTAAATACTCAAATTTGGACTCCTGTTAATAATTATTTTCAACCAATTAATAGCGATGGTTCCTTTATTGAAGAAATTGATTCTGAAAATAATATAGTTACCTATAATATTTTAGGATTTCCAAAAAATTTAAAATATCATGATAAATCTACAAATACTTATCAAAGTATAGAATTTGGAACAGAATCTGATAATCATTCTCCAATTATTGGTTGGGCATTTGATGGATCTCCAATTTATGGTCCATTTGGATTCCGAGAAGCATTAGATTCCGGATCTGAAATTGCTAAAATGACCAGTGGATACCGCAAAAAGACTTCTTTTGATAGTATTAGACAACAAGTAGGTGGCCTCGGTCTTGCTCAATTTGAAATAGGATATTTTGCAGAAGACTGGGAGTGGATACCTGATCCATTAAACTTAGATCAAGAAAATGGTAGATTTTGCGTTACACCAGAATTTCCAAACGGTGTTTATGCATATTTTGCTACTATTGAAACTTTAAATCCAGAAACTCAAAATAAAGAAGGATTTCCATATTTTGTAGGAAGTAAGTACAAGGGATCTACATTTAATGAATTTAATACTAAAGAAATTCGTAATCTTTTTGAAGAAAATATAACTAAATTTATAAGTAATAACGATACAGTATCAATTAAACCAGTAGATCCTGGATTATTTGCAGTTGAGTCTATTCCAGAATCTACGGACTCAAAATTATCTTCAATTGAAGTTTCTAATGGTGGTGATTTATATAAATTTGGTGATAAAGTAGTATTTGATAATACTGAAACGCAAGGTTTTGGTGCTTCTGCATTTGTTAGTGTTTTGAAAGGAAGAAATGTAGTAAATGTTTCAAAAGAATTATACGATTATATTGAATATGAAGATGAAAGTTCTCCTATCACTGAAGGTACGGTACTAAAAACTAATAACGGTTATGAAGGTACGGTATACAATGTAAATCAAACTAGAAAACAAATTTATATTGATAGGACTGCAGGAACAACAATTGATGAGGGTTTTGAAATTTTTGATGATCAAAATTTAACAGATACTCTTATTCAAACAAAATTAACTGAAACTATTAATAATAATTTGTTTACAACTTCTTTGACTAATGATGTTGGAAGAACAAGTTTACTTATAACTGTAAATAGTGTTTCTAATATTTCTGTAGGTGATTACATAAAAATTGAAGATGAGTATATAAAAGTTATTAGAATTAACGGAACAGAATTATTTGTTATTAGAGGAATTAATGGCACAATATCAAAATCATATAGTGCTAATGATAGTGTGAAAATTTTAAATAAACTAAACGTGTTTAGTTCTGTAGAATTTCTCATTAACGATGTTATTAAAATTGAAAGTGAAGTTTTTAGAATCGTTAACATATTATCTACTAGAGAATCTAGTATCCAAGGAATTAATATTATTAATGGTGGAAGTGGTATCAGTGCAGGTACATATTACTTGTATTTTGATGGAATTTTACAAACAAATGGTGGTAATAATGCAACAACAGTTACTGTTTTAAATGGTTCTGTTACTCAATTAACTTTTGATGAGAACACTTCTATATCTGATAATCCTTTAGTGCAAATTGGAGATAGCGCAACATATGCCTCTGCTAACTTTTTAACTGGAATTACAATTAAAGCTTCAAAATTTAGACATGTTCTTGATGTAGAGAGAGCTATATTCTCTACTACTGCTCAGCAACATCTTTCTGGTCTTGGCGTATCCGGACAAAACTTCATTAGTGCTACTGTAACAAAATTTGAGCAAGATAGAATTTTAACTACTATTGGAGCACAGAGCAATTTACTTGTTCCTGATGATGAGATTACAGTTACTGCATCTTTACAAACATTAGTTTCTAAAGAAATTACCATATCAAATAGTCAAATTTTAGTTGATGGCACTGCAGTAAATAGTTTAGATCTTTTTGAAGGATATTCTTACACATTTACTGCTAACGGATTGAAATTTGAGTTCTTTGGAATTTCTACCGATAGTAACAATAATTTTATTCCAGGTAAAAGATATTTTGATGTTACTGTTGAAGAAGTATTTGATAATAGTGGTGAATTAGAGACATTTACTATTAAACCTAAAGCATCAGATTTAACCCAGTATTTCTTAGTTATTACAGACCCAGATAACCCAACAATCACTAAAAATATATTAATAAACACTATTAGTGAACCTATAAATGGATTATATAAGATTATTCGATCAACTTCTAGTGATTTTACATTTTATACAGAAACTGATCCAGGAAATCAATTTATATCAAATTATAATTCACAAACAATTAAATATACTACAACTTCAACCACTGCAAAAGGACCAATTGAGTTTGTTACTTTAACTTCTGGAGGATTTTCCTATGTTACTCCACCTGGAGTTTCTACTGTAACTTCAAATGAAGGTATTGGTGCAATTTTAACTCCAAAAACAAATAGTATTGGTGTTATTAATAATATTACCAATAATTTTTCTGGATATGGATTTAGTTCAGATTTTAGACAAAAACCTGTAGTAAGATTTCCACAAATTTCTCAAATAGATAATATTTTTACTGTTTCATCTGCAAATCTTATTTCTGGTGGTGAGGATTATCTATTTACTCCAAGAGTTGTCGTAACTGGTGGTGGATTATCAGATAATGACCCTTCACATGCTGTTATTGAAGCAACAGCTGCAAAAACTGGGATTAGAGAAATTTTAAATTTAGATTTAATAAGTAGAGGTCAAAAATATAATTCTGCACCAAATATTATTATTGAAAAATATTATTTTGTAGAATTAAATGGTTCAGGTAGCAGTACAACGTTAACATTTAAATTTCCATTTAGTCAGTATATTAGACAAGATGATAAATTTAAAATAAGAGGTTATTATTTAAATAATAATGGTGAAGAAATATTTGCTGAAAGTAATACTTTTCTCGCAAATTTACAAACAACTACAATTACATGTAGAGAGTCTGGTTCTAATGTAGATTTAGATCCAAGAACTACCGGAACTTTAGCAACTGTTAATCAAGATATTTTAAGATACGAATTTATTTCTGAAAGTAGAGTTGCCACTGCTAATGCAATTGTAACTAAATCTTCTTTCACTCCTTCAGAAAAAATTATATTTAATGTAGAAGAAGGTATAGATAAATTTGGATTTGTATCACGTAATTTTGGTTGGCAACCTGCAAATTCAACTTTACGTATTGAGAATTTTAATTATCAATTCCAAGTTGGAGATACTGTTTTTGGAGAAAGTAGTAAATCTGTTGGAGTTATTTCTAAAGTAGAATCTTCTTCGTCAATTGGTGAACTTGGAGTAACAGTAAAAAAACCAAAAACTTTCTTAACTAAAAATTCTTTCTTAGGATCAAATTTTGAAAAACTACAAGATAGTTTTAGATATCAGAGATTTGCCTATGAGATTGGTGTGGACACTCCATTAAGTAAGTGGAAAGAAAATTATAAACAAACAGTTCATCCCACTGGTTATAATTTATTTGCGAGAACTACTATTAGAAATGATGTTAGAATTGGAGCAGTTGAGGATGATCCAAACAAAAACGGTATTACAGTTATACCAAATCAAGTTATTTCTACTAGCGTAGCACAAGAAATTTCTATTAGAAGAAAATATAATTATCTTCTCACTCAAAATGTAGGGGATGTAGAAGTTAAAGTTTTAAATAAAGAGTTAACTGATGTTAAACAAACAAAAGACGCGATTGTTGCGGTTTTTGAAGATTTTTCTGATCAATTTGATGGTATAAAAACTTCATTTTTACTTAGGGCAATTGATCCGTTAAATCCTGAAATAGATAATCAACCTAATTATATTGAAAATTATGACGTAGATCAAATGCTTGTCTTATTAGACAATGTAATACAAACTTATGGATCTTCTTGGTTTGTAACTGATTCAGATAAAAATATTAGATTTACTTCAAGTCAATCTCAAGGAGAATTGCTACCTGAAGGTGAAAAGATAATCTATAGAAAATTTAATGATTCAACCGTAATTCACGAATCTTCAGAAGTTGTAAGTTCTGCAGGATCTGTGTTCCCAATCAGAGATAATAGTGGTAGTGCTTGGCCATCAGGAACGTTTTCTTCAATAGATAACGACAATTATCTTGTTTTTATTGATGGCATTTGTCAAAATAATTCTGTATTTACTATATCTAATACTAATAATGGTCAGATTGATTTTGGTTCAGATATTTTACCTGTTGATACTCAAATATCTGTAAGATATATTTCAGGTCTTTTAAAAAATGAATTTACGTCAGGTTCAGTTACTGCAAATACTGCAGTAACTTTATCTAATAAACCTTCATTGTCAACTTCTAAACAAAGTTACTTCGTATTTGTAGACGGAGCATTAATGACAAGTGGAGATGACTCGATCTATGATATTGATGCTAATAAAGATATTGTATTTAATGTAAGTTTTAATTATGATTCATTGGTTGTAGTTATTGATCCTTTGGGAGTTGCTTTAACTACACAAGAAGATGATATAATTGCAGAAAAATATTCTTATAAAATTGAGGATGGTCAACTTGAAATTCCAGTAGGAACTGTTATTAATCCAGAAGAATATATTTTAGAAATTGCGGGTGTAGTACAAACTCCATATTTGGTATATGAAATTTTGTCTAGTGGTGAAAGAAAAATTAACTTTACAGAACCACCTAGAAGATTTCTTTCTGAAGAAAATGATCCAAATACAGATGATGATGATATTCTTGTCGGACGCCAATTTATAGGTTTATTATATCAAAGAAGTGATCCAACAGGATCTGGCGGAACTACTAAAAATTATCAATTTGATGACATTAGTCAAAATATAATTCAGATTAAAGAAAATTTAGATAACTTTATGGTTGGAGATAATATTAGTAGAAGTGATGGTTTATCTCTTGCAACTATTGTTGATAAAAAATCTACAAGTACTAAAATTATTGCAGAAAGTCAATTTGTTAATGCATCTTTTGCCCCAAATGATACTGGAACTATAACTGTAAATTCTCTTAAAAATATATTTGAGGGAGATAGATTTGAATTTAATGGAGGAATAGGATTAACAAGTATAGATGATGATGAAATTGAAATTACGTCAATTAATTATAATACAAATGTTATAACTATTACAAATATTTCTTCAAATACTTTATCAATAACCATTGAAATTGATGATAACTTTAATGTAAAACACAATACTATTGAAATTTCAAATCTAGAAACAAGTATTGCTAACAAAGATGATGCCTTTGTAGATGGAAGTGTAATTTTAAGTGGTGCTGCAAATCTTCAATCAACTAATGTTAATAGTACTATTGACAATACTGTCGGTCTTAGATTAGATTCTGCAATTGCACGAGTGCAGGCAGGAAACGTCTCCAATGGTGCTTTAACTGGTAATGCTGATATTGTTAATGGAGGATCGTTGTACGCCTCACCACTACCAGAGATTAAACTTATTGGTGGTTCTGGTAGTGGAGCAACTATTAATGCGACTGTTGTTGGAGGAGTGATTACTCAACTTGCATTAAGTGGTGGAACTGGGTATGATGCTGCTGATTTACCTGAATTAATAATTGGAGGACCTCCTGCTAGTGTCCTTGAAGTTCCTACCGGAGATGGTGCATCATTTAGCATTGGTGATTATATTTTTATTAATGAAACTGAGGTTGTAAAAATTACTGGGATATCTACAGATGACCTTACTGTAAGTAGAGGTGAATTGGGGACTAATGTTCAAGATTTTTATATTAAAACCACAAACATTAGAAAAGTTATTCCATATCAAGTTACTGCTAAATCTTTTAGAAGAGGATTTGATGGAGATAAAACTTCATTTAAACTTACTGAAGAATTCCGTGCGACAAATATTCCAGTTGACTCTGATATATTTGTAATTTTAAATGGTGTCTTACAAAAAATTGGTGCTAATGACTCATATACACTATCTGAATCTGGTGGTGAAATTTTTATCAACTTTACTGAGGCACCAAAATTTAGTAGTCCTTGTAATATATTCTATCTTGGTCAAACCATATCTGTTCAAAATATTTCAGATAAATTTAATGGTGTAAGGAAAGTATTTGAACTTCGTGACAGTTTAGGTGAAATTTTTAGTTTTGTTGCCAAAGATCAAGCAAACGCAAACATTTCTGCAAATTTAATTATTTTTATTGATGGTGTATATCAAATACCATCAGTAATATCTGATGATAGAGAACCTGCATACTCAGATTCTTTATCATCTTACAGATTGTTTGGTAGTTTAATTGAATTCTCTGCACCTCCTTCACCTGGGGCTACATTTGAAGCATTTATCTATGTCGGTTCAAATACTGATTATGAAACTATTGATATTGAACCTGCAGTAGAATCTGGAGACTTTATTGATCAAAGTAATGAAAGAAGTGAGAGAGAAGTTATTAATATTATCAGTTCAAATACATTAGCAGTTACTGATAGTTTAGGTCAAATTGAAAATATATCTGGAAATATCCCTCAATTTACAGATTTAATACAATCTGAACCTGTAAGAGAATCTCTAAGATCAAGAAGACTATTATCTTCTCAAGTTGCAACAGGATTATCATTCCCAACAGTAGGTAGGGTGTTACTTACTAGTACAGTAGCATCAATTGAGATTGAACCTATTGATAATTTTATTCCAACAACTCCAGATCCTGGAACTGATACATTTACTTTTGAACTTGCAGCATCTACGAATTTCCCAGTTAGATTCTTAAATTCAAAATATACAAATGCTACATATGGAGCAACTCCAAGTGATAATGATACCCTTTCAAATGTTACTGTTGGATATGATTTACCTTTCAACAATATCATTCATTTACAGACCGGCGCACCTACAATATTTGATGAATCATCATTGGGTTCTGAGATTGTTGAAAATGGTAAAGTTATTTCTAGACCAATAACTAAACAAATTTTAAGAGTCACTTATGGACCAACTACATTTGAAGAATTTGGAGCAGATGTAGTTAGATGGGAACCTGATAATGATAATATTGGTGGTAAATTATATTTAAAATTAGATGATACCTCAAATCCACCTCTAATTACTCATCAAATTAAAATTACATACCCAACTGATCCAATTACAAGTAACAATTTTAATATTGACGATGATGATTTGATTTCTGAATATCAAACATTATCAGTTGGAGATAAATTTTATTATACAACATAACTCTATAAATAGTAAAAAAACTGTTTCACAATGGCAGCGTTATTAACAGACAGATTTCGCGTAGTTTTAGCGGAAAACTTTAGAAGTAGAGTGCAACTTGGAGAGAGTGCAAGTCTCTTAAGTGCTTTTACTGCAGGGGGAGGGGATCCTACAGAATTTCCAATTGATTTATGGTTATTTTTTGCCAGATCAGATTCATGGTCTAGTGGTATACCTGATCCTCTTGATAATCAAGAAGGAAATTTTAACATTTATGACCAAATGTTAGGATTGAAAAAAGTTGAATCTTCTAGTATTAGAGGTGTAATTCGTAATCAAACCTGGAGTAGTGGTACTGTTTATGATATCTATAGACATGATTATGGTTCATCATATACAGATGCAAATAATGTTTCACGATTAGTTTTAGGAAGAAGATCAGAATCTAAATTATATGAAACTAAGTTTTATGTCGTCACTTCAGAATTTAAAGTATATAAATGTTTAAGTAATAACAATGGAGCAAATTCTATTGAGGAACCTACATCAACCTCAAGTGCTCCATTTACAACTGCTAGTGATGGATATTTGTGGAAGTATATGTACAGCGTAAGTGCTTCTGATTTTGAAAAATTTAAAACAGATGATTATATTCCAATCCCACTCCAAAGTCAGTTAGTTCCTGGTAATGAAATTAACCCATCTTCAAATTTTGGAGGATCTATTTACAATGTAGTTGTCGAGGCAAAAGGACTTGGATATACAATTGACGATCTTTTTACCGTTGAAGGAGATGGTAGTGATGCCCAAATTCAAGTAAGTTCTGTTGGTGTAAATGGTGAAATTAATGCGGTTAAAGTTATTAACCCCGGACAATCTTACACTTATGGAGAGTTGGTCCCAGTCACAGGGCAGAATTCTGGATCTAATGCACAAATACAAGCAATTTTTTCACCAAAAGAGGGGATTGCTAAAGATATTGGATTGGAATTAGGAGCATATAGACTGGGATTAAATGCAAAATTAAATTCTGCAGACTTTCCATTTGAAAATGATTTTTCTGTAGTTGGATTAATATACAATCCGATTATTAGCGATGATGCAACTAGTATTGCAATTGGTACATATAGAATGAAACTTCAAGCAGCACTATCACAAGATCCTGCAAATGACTCACTTATATCTTCTGCTGACAATGGTGCTAGTGGTAAATTAATTGAATACAAAGTAATTGATAGTGTCCCTTATATCTGGTTTACACAAGAAAATATTCTTAATGAAGGTTTAAATTCAGCAAATGAAAAAGTTTCATTTATTCCCGGTGCTCAAATTACAGTTGGTGGGACTATATCTGGTAATATAAGCAATGATTCTGATGCTATTTCTCAACCCCAAATTACAAGAGGGTCTGGAGAAATCATCTACATAGATAATAGGGATCCAATTTCCCGAGCAGCGGACCAATCAGAAGATTTTAAAATTATATTAGAGTTCTAAAATGCCCCAGTCAACCAATCTCAATACTCCTCCATACTTTGAGGACTTTGACCCAAAGAAAAAGTTTAATAAGGTATTGTTTAAGCCTGGGGTTCCTCTTCAGGCAAGAGAACTAACTACACTGCAATCTATTTTACAAGATCAAGTTGAAAAACTAGGATCAAGCATCTACAAAGAAGGTGCTATGGTAGTTCCCGGTCAAATTGGATTTGATCTTTACTATAATTCTGTTTTAATTGAAGATGAGTATTTTGGATTAGCATCTTCACAATTGGTTGATTTTATAGTAGGTAAAACTATAACAGGGCAATCTTCTGGGATAAGAGCTAAGGTTGTTAATGCTCTTACTGCAGAGCAGTCTGAGAAAGGATTTACTACATTATTCATTAAGTATATTACTGCAGCAGATGATTTTACATCAACTTCATTTGAGGATGATGAAATTTTAATCGCAAATGAGTCTTTCAGTATTGGTGGAACTGTAATTACTGAAAACACAGATTTTGCTAAATGCATCACAAGAAATGCTACTTTTAGGGGATCATCTTCTTCTATTACATCTGGAGTCTATTATACAAAAGGTTACTTCGTTTCTGTAGATAGTCAAGAGATTATTCTTGACCAGTTTGGCAGTACTCCTTCATATAGGATTGGACTTCAAGTTTTAGAAACTATTGTAAGTTCATCTACAGATGAAAGTTTAAATGACCCTTCCCAGGGATTTTCTAATTTTGCGGCACCTGGTGCAGATAGATTTAAACTTGAGGCAAAGTTAGTTAAAAAATCATTATCCGATAATACAGTTACTGATTTTATTGAATTATTAAGACTTAATAATGGTGAATTAGTTGAATTGGAGAATGGAAATCTCAATCAACTTGATAATCTTCTTGAAAATACTCTTGCACGAAGAACTTTCGATGAATCTGGAAATTATGAAGTAGAACCATATATTTTTACAAAAGAAGAATGTTTAGATGATGGTGTAAATAACGGTGTTTATCAACCACTATCAAGAACTGCAGATGAGAATGTTGCATCTAAAGATTTATTTGAAGTTGCAGTAAGTCCTGGTAAATCATATGTTCTTGGTTATGAATTAACTACAACATCAACTGAATATGTCGATGTTGAAAAAGCAAGAAAATTTAGATCTATTGAAGATTTCATTACAAATACCGATGCAAGAGGATTTGTAATAACACTTGCATCTCCACCACCTTATGTAAATTTAAATGCGTCTTTATCTGGGACTAGAATTATAGCATTAAGAGATGCCAGTAATGCTATAATTGGTTATGGAATTCTTCTTTCAGTTCAAGGTAATGATATAAGATTGACTGCAATTAAATACCTTTCAGAAAAATCAATTAACAATCTTTCTGAAGTTGTAATTGGTGGTACTATTAATTATGTAAACAATACAGTTGCTGGCGGAGCAGTAATTTCTGTATCTTCAACTTCAGGTTCAGCAGCACCAAAATTCTTTAAACTGTATCAAGATAATGTAATTAAATCTGTAGATGATATATCGTTAACTGATATCAGAGCTTTTGCTTCAGGTACTCTTACTAGTGGTAGTACAACTTTTAATAACGTACCATTCAATAGTGATACTTTAGGTGATTATGAAATTGTGTTACAAGACACTAGTAATGTAGGTACTGTTACTGTTAATGCTGACCTTCAAAATAGAACACTCACTGTAGATGTCGGTAATACTTCAAATACACAGGGAATTGTAGTTTTTGGTCCACAAACTATTGCAAATCCCACTGAGAGATTATTGCAATATAAACCAATGACAATTGCAAGGTTGACCAACATTGCAAATAAATATGATATTAATGGAGATGTATTAAGTCTTGGTATTACACGAGTATGTAAACTTAGAGGAGTTTACATTGGAAACTCTACAGCAACTCCAACAGATACAATTCCAAATATTACGTTAACCTCTAACTTATTGTTGCAGAGGGGAGAAATAATTGAAGGTAGTTCTAGTGGTGCTAAAGGTAGAGTAGCAGATGTTGATGGGGCACAAGTTTATTTTGTTTATGAAAACGATAATCGATTTATTCCAAACGAAATAATTAAATCTTATCAAACTCAATTAACGAGTAATGTATCTACAACTGTAAATGGTGCGGAAGATGTAAAGAGCAAATTTAAATTAAATGATGGTCAAACACCAAATACTTTTGAGTTTTCTTCTATAGAAAAAATAAATACTTCTCTTTTAATTGAACCCAATAGTAGAATTTTTGTAATTTATGATGTTTTCCAAGATACTAACTATGGAAATGGTACTTTTACTACTGTAAATTCTTTTTATAACGCAGATTTAGATAAAGTTCCATCTTATAAATTTGAGGATGAAGAAGTTTATTTATCGGATGTAATTGATTTTAGACTTGATCAATCCGACGTTGTTACTGGAGATGGAACTGCACAAAGTCCCTTTTTAATTCAGGATACTGAAATAGAAACAAATACTGATTTATTTAATTATGGTAATAACAATTATGAAGTTTTACCAAATAATCAAGTTATTCCTGAAGGATATGCTCAAAGTGATACTATTGAATACTATCTTCCGACAAAAAATACTTTATATTTAAACAAGGATGGAAATTTTACTATTAAATCTTTTGAAGATTCTGTGAACAATTCTTCCAATAACGTTTATGAAGAAAAAAATTCAATGCCTCTCATTGACATTGAGATCCCTGCATATACTAGAGATTTAAATAAAGTTACTTTTTCTAGATATAGAAATAACAGATATACCATGAAAGATATTGGTGAAATTGAATCTAGAATTGAAAATGTTGAATATTATACTCAGTTATCATTATTAGAATCTGATACTAGCAATTTATTCATTCCAGACTCTAATGGAAATAATAGACTTAAGAATGGATTTATTGTAGATAATTTCACTTCACATGATGTTGGAGAACCTCGTCATCCTAATTACTTATGTTCTATGGATTTTGGTCAGGGCGAGTTAAGACCTCAACACAATACAACTAACATTTCTCTTAAATATAAAGATGGAGTAGAACCATCTAATTATTTAAAAGACAATCTTATTTTATTAAATTACACTGATTTCCCTATAATTGAGCAAACATTTGCTTCTGGTGCAGAAAATGTAAACCCATTTGCAGTTATTTCTTGGATTGGCGATATTGTTTGTACTCCAGCAACAGATGACTGGATTGATGAAATAAGACTTCCAGAAACTACTACAAATGTTGAAGGTAACTTTTTAGCAGAAGCATTGGCAGAAGGTGTTACTGATTTTAGAATTGGTGGTTTTGGTCGCACTCAATGGAATGCATGGCAAACAGATTGGACAACCAGAAGAAGAAGTTCATCTTCAAGAATTGAAACAAGGTCTACACCACCATTTGCAAGAAGAGTTACAACATCTCGTACTACGACTACTTCACAACAATCAAGAACTGGTATTAGACCGAATGTTACTCCAAGGACTGATAGAAGAATTCTTGGCGACAGAGTTGTTGATACTACATATTCAAGGTGGAAACGTTCAAGAAATATAAGGTTTAAATCTAGAAGATTAAAACCTTTCGTTGAGTTATATCCATTCTTTGATGGTAGAGATATATCTACATATACGACGCCAAAACTTATTGAAATTGAAATGTTAAATGGTCAATTTGAAGTTGGTGAAGATATTATTCTAGTTTCAGAAAGTTCTCCAGGAAGATTTTTTAGAGCAACTTTAGATTCTCCTACTGGTGGTACAGATGAAATTACTTTTAATAAAAATCCATACACTAAAGAATTAACTTCAAGTAATTATACACAAAATTCAAATCTTTTAAACTTTAATGTAGTCAAAACAACAATAATTGGCAACAATCAGGGTGGATATTTACTTAAAGATGATATCATAAGAGGTGAAAATAGTGGTGCAAGAGCAAGAATTACAAATAAAAGATTTATTACTAATGAAAGTGGTGATTTAATAGCAGCATTTTTCATTCCTGAACCCAGCGTTGAAGGAAATCCAAGATGGAAAGTTGGTGAATCAGTAGTTAGATTTACTGATTCACCAACCAATAGTCTTATTCCTGGAGATGTGGATAGTGCTGGTGAAGGTAACTTTACAGCAAGTGGAACAATTTTATCAAAACAATCTGATGTTCTATTAGTTAGAAATGCTCAAGTTAGAAGAGATGATGTTTCTGAAACAAGAATCATTAGAAGTTCTAGCAGCAGTACTAGAACAGGTGCATGGGTCGATCCTCTTGCACAATCGTTCTTAGTTCCTGAAAATGATGGAATGTTTGTTACAAAAATTGATACATATTTCCAACAAAAAGATACATCGGGTCTTCCTGTGACATTGGAAATTAGAACCATGGTTAATGGTTATCCATCTCCAACTGTTATCGGAAAAGCAACTTTAACTCCAGACAATGTAAATGTTTCTGATGATGCTTCAGCAGTAACTACATTTACCCTTGATGCTCCAGTATATGTTGAAGGACTTAGAGAATATTGTTTTGCAATATTAACATCTTCAGTTGAATATAAAATGTGGATTTCTACAATGGGACAAGACGACTTGAATGGAAATCGTATTACTGGTCAACCTTATGCTGGTGTTTTATTTAAATCTCAAAATGCTTCTACCTGGACTGCAAACCAGTTAGATGATCTTAAGTTTAAGATATATCGTGCAGAATTTGATATTTCAGAAACACCAGAAATTGAATTTGAAAATGATGCAAGTTTAGAATCTACAACTAAACGATTACCAATTGATCCTATTGAATTGTTATTAAACACTCAAAGTGTTCCATATTCAGTTTCAAATCCAAAATCAACCACGGGATATATTAAGATAAATCATCCAAACCATGGTATGCATGATCCTGCATCCTTTGTTGCGATTGATGGAGTTAAATCTGGAGTAGGAACTACTTTAGCAGCAGATTGGAACGGTACTATTGGAACAGCAATTCCATTGACGGGTGGAAATACTGTAGAAGCTTTATTTAAAAATACAACTCCGATTAATGGAGTTGCACCAAGTTCTACTAATTTAGCATTCATTAGAATTAGAGATGCTGTATATTCATATGATGCATCTCAAGCGAATAATACTCTTAATGGAACATTTACAATTACATTGACGGCATTAGTCTCAGGTTCAATTCCATCAAATGGTTATAATGGGGGTGATAATATATCAGTAGAATATTATATCGTGAATGGTGTACCTTTAACTGAAATTAATAAAACTCATACTAATCTTAGATGGATAACACTCGATTCTTATCAAATTTTTATTGATAAAATAAGAAATACTACAAGTAATATTTCTTTTGGTGGTACTAAGGTAACTGCTACAACAAACACCTTATTTACAAATGTATTACCTCAAGTTACATATCAAGAACTTAGTGGAACTTTTGTAACTGCAGAAATGAGGACTACTTCTGGAACCTCATTATCAAATTCTAGTTTTTCGGATCCAAGTAACTCTAACATTCCACCTGAGAGATCTTACATCAAGGAACCTAGTTTTTCTCCTGTAAATTTAAATGACAACAACTATTATGATACTACAAAATTAATAGCATCAAATGCAAACTCTATTGGTTTAATGCAGAATCAATCTTCAGTTGGTTTGAAACTTAAACTTTCAAGTAATAGTACAAAATTATCTCCAGTTATTGATGCTGAAAGAGTTAGTTTAATTGTTACCTCAAATAGAATTTCTAATATTAATGGTAATTATAAAAAAGAATATTTTGGAGATAATCCTGGAGAGACTTTTACTAATATTGAATTAAATGCAATCACTGATTACAATAATGCCAACTATGTTACAAAATTAGTAAATTTACAAAATCCAGCAACTGCTTTAAGAATTGAATTAGCTGCATATAATCCTGCAAATATTGCAGATATTGATGTTTTAATTAAAGTATTGAGCGGTGAAGAATCTGATCCAAATCAAATTAATTGGATTAATTTGGACGATGCTGCTTTTTCAAATTCTAACAAAAGAGGAACTGAAAATTTTGCAGATCAAAGATGGAATTTTGATATAACTGATCTTACCCCTAACGGTAAGGCATTTACTTCATTCCAGGTTAAAATTAGAATGCGCTCCTCTAACCAATCCTACCCACCATTAGTTAAAGATTTGAGATGCATAGCTCTAGCCTAATTTCAGTTGAGGGTCATAGTAATTTTAAACGTGACTCTCGCACTAATGCTATAATAAATACAAATTCTAGTGATTATGAAAAATATATTTCTGAACGAGAAAATAAAAAAAAATTAGAAGAAACAGTAAAAAACACTGTTAAAGAATTGTCTGAGTTGAAATCTGAGATTGGAGAAATTAAAGAAATGTTATTAAAAATAATTTCCTAAATAATTATAAGGAAGGAAAGAGTCATGTCAGCGATACCAATCAATCTTACAATAAACAAAAATACTGACTTCAAGGTTTCTATTAATATAAGGCAATCAGATAATAATTATCTGGATTTAACTTCTTATTCAGTTGAAGCCAAAATGGCAAGAAACTATACTACAACCAATAAAATTAATTTAAATGCTCAAAAAGTTGATCCCTCCACTGGATTAATAGAATTGTCTTTACCAGATGTAAGTTCTGGTTTAATTGTCGGTACGGATAGTTTGAAAATTGGTAGATATGTTTATGATGTAATTTTAACGGACTCTTTACTATCTAAAGAAAAAGTTATTACTGGAGTTATTGAAGTTCAACCTTCTATTACATAGAAATGTCAAAATATAACGTAAGGTTAAACGCAGGCAATAATAAAATTATTCAGGCAATAAAGAAAAGTCCTGTCAATGTTGATGTATCTACTTCTCAAGAGGTAGATACTATTGGAGAATTAGATGATGTTGATCTTACTGATAGGCAAGATGGTTATCTCTTAATGTGGAATCAATCTAGAGCTATACATGAATATGTTCCACCATTTGAAGTTGTCGATAGATCAGACAGTGATGATCCAGTTCTTCCTGGAGACAATGCCATTGATTATGGTACATTTTAACTCCTAAATAAAATATAAGGTAAAAGTAAATTAATTAATCTCATGGCAGCACCACGTTTAAGGTTAAGGAGGGGTACATCCAACCCACAAACATTGACTGGTACGGGGCAAGTTTTTAATACTACTCCTGCACTTGTTGGTGAACCATTTTTTTCAGACACTAATGGGACAGCTCCTACAACTGCTGGTGCTGGTACGGGAGATTTTTATATCGCAGATGGTCCTACGTCTTTTGTTCATATTGGAGGATCTTCTTATACTTCAAGAGTAGATGAAATTTTAACGGAAAGTACTACTACTGTTGGTAGTATTGTTACCTTTGCCGAGGGTAGTAATAATGGTAGTAATACTATAGAATTTAAAGCGCCAGCGAGTATAACTGGATCTTATGAATTAACTTTACCTGCAGCAAAACCAGGAGTTGCAGGTGCATATTTACTTGAATACGATCAAGGTTCAGAAACCCTCTCCTTTGTAGAATCCGGTGCTGGAGAAACAGTTGAGACAGTAAGTAGTGATGTTGATGCAAGTTTCTTCCTAACTTTTGTAGATGCAAATAATTCAACTGCAACTGATGAGCAAGTATTTACTGATGGAGAACTTTCATATAATCCAAACACTGATATCTTAACAGTAAGTGGAGAAGTTGATGCTCAATCTATTGATGTTGGTTCTACTGGTATTGATATTGCGGGTTCAACTTCAGGAACGGTAACTCTTGTAACTGCTGCCGCAGCAGGGTCTACAACAATCACGCTTCCGGCAACTACAGGTGCTGTTGTAACCACTGGTGATAATGGTACTGTTACCAGTACAATGATTGCTAACGGTACAATTTTAAATGCAGATATTAGTACTACTGCTAATATTGCTGATACCAAATTAGATACAATTTCAACAGCAAATAAAGTTTCTATTTCTGCATTAGATATTGATGGCGGTGCTGCACTTACTGCACTTGCCGATGCAGATTTGATTATTGTTGATGATAATGGTTCTGGTGCTAATCGTAAAGCAGCAATAACAACAGTTTCTGATTATACATTTTCAAAAGTTAGTGGTGATGTTTTAATCACTAGTATGGGTGTTGCCACTATTCAGGCAAACTCTGTTGCACTTGGTACAGATACCACTGGTAATTATGTTGCTGATGTATCTGCAGGTGAAGGTCTTGTTAAAACTTCATCTGCAAGTGAAGGACAATCTGTAGATTTAGCATTTAAAAATGCTGCAAATTTAACTACAAATACTGTCCTTAAATGGGATGATAGTAATACACAGTTAGTAAATAGTTCTATTGTAGATGATGGCAGTACTGTTACCATCACTGGTAATTTAACTGTCACTGGAACGAATACAGTTACTAATGTCCAAACAACCAATACTCAAGTCTCAGATGCTTTACTTGAATTAGGTACTGGTACGACTGGAACTCCTGCTGCAACTAGAGACATCGGTTTAATAATGGAGCGTGGTGATGATCCTAATATTTTTATTGGTTTTGATGAGGGTGATGATGTATTTGTTGCTGGAACAACAACTGCAACTGGATCTAGTACTACTATTGCTCCATCACCAATTGCATTTTTAGCAGGTTCTTATAAAATTACTGACACTGCTGGTACTAATGAAAATGTAGTTAGTTATCTTCTTGCAGGTAACGCACCTGATGGCACAACTGCTGGTAGATATCTTCAAAATCTTACGGTAGATGCGGGAACATATTGATAAATAATATAACATGAAATTAATCTTATGAATGATATTCAAGTAGATTATGCAACTCTTGTTGAAATTATGACTGTTGAGTTAAATACTTATCAAAGTCAATTGATTGCATTAAAAGCAAAATTAAAAATTTATGATAAAGAACTTACTGAAGCTTTAAATAAAGTTTCAGAACTTCAGAAAGAAAAACCAGCAACTCGTAAAAAATCTGTAAATACAGATAGAGACGCCGGAACATATTAACCTAAATAGGTAATTCTAATGGCAGCACCAAAAATACGCTTGAGGCGTTCAGCAACTGCTGGAAACGCTCCCACTACTTCGCAGATAGAATTAGGTGAAGTAGCGATTAATACTCATGATGGTAAAATATTTTTAAAAAGAGATCAGAGTGGCACAGAAAGAATTGTAGATGTCACTGCACCTCTTGAAGCAAACGAACCCATGGGGCACAATAATGCCTCAGAAAGTACAATATCATTTACTGATGCAACTAGAGTATTTTCTATTGCACCCGTATCAACTAGATTCGACGTTTGGTGTCAAGGTATTAGATTTGCATTTACCTCGGCACAAACAACTACAATACCAAATACAAATGGATTGTATTATATTTACTTTGATGGCGATGGAGTTTTGCAAAATAAAGCAGCAAGTTCTGCAGATATAGATTATAAAACAGAAGTTCCAACTGCAATTTTATATTGGAATGGAAGTTCTGCTGCTTTTATATTTGATACCAGACATGGAATTACTTTAGATTGGCAAACTCATGAGTATTTGCAAAAAACTAGAGGTGCAGTAGTTGCATCTGGATTTACTGCAGTAAGTTATTCTACTTCTGGTGATGGCACTACAAATAGTCATGCACAATTTGGTTTAGGTGATTCTGGGGTATTTTATAATGAAGACTATAAAGTTTCTATAAACCATGCTTCATCCCCTTCAAATTTATTTGAACAAATTATATCTGGTGCTGGGCAGTTTCCAATTTTACGTAGGGATGGAACTGGTGGTCAATGGACAAGAGATGCTGCTACTTCATATCCTGTAAAATTTTCTACAGGTAATCTTATTGAATATAATGTTTCTGGATCTTCTTGGTCTTCTTCTCAAGTAACTGATGGAAATTATGCAGTTTATTTTATAGTTGCTACTTCGGATATTAATGCTCCTATAGTTTCTATTCAGGGGCAGGGAGATTTTGCAACTTTAAATGATGCAGTAACATCGGAGTTTGAAGATTTAGATCTGGGCAATGATGATCTTACAAATGCCCCAAAATTTCCTCGTAATGATGTAAGACCATTATTTAAATTAATTTTTGAGGCAAATAGTACTTTCACTAATGCACCAAAAGCACGTTTAGTAAATATATTAGATCTAAGACAAAATGTTTCTGTTGAATTAACAGGAGCACAAGGATCGTCAATTGCTGTAACTGCTCCTGAATCTAATATCATATATGTAAGTAAAGATGGAGATGATGCAAATATTGGTGCTACTTTAGGGACAGCAAAAGCTACAATTAAATCTGCACTATCAGTTGCATCTGCTGGAACTGTTGTTAGAGTTTATCCTGGCGAATATACAGAGAATAATCCAATTATAATGCCTGCACAAACTTCCATTGTTGGTAGTAGTTTAAGAGAAGTTACACTTAAACCACAGAATGGAAATACTGATTTTATCTATGTAAATAATGGTTGCTATATTTCTGATTTATCATTTAATTCATCATCCTCTAATAATGGTGATGTAATTTCATACAATCCAAGTGATCCTCCATATATTGATCAATCTCCATATATTCAAAATTGTACCAATTTTATTACTGGGTCAACCGGTCTTCATATTGATGGAGACGATGCGATTGGGGATATTAAATCAATGGTAGTTGATAGTTTTACTCAATTTAATTCTGGAGGAGTTGGATGTAAAATTAGCAATGAGGGTTATGCTCAATTAGTTTCTATGTTTACTATATGCACAGAAACAGCAGTAGAATGTAATAATGGTGGAAGTTGCGACTTAACAAATTCAAATTCATCTTTTGGAACTAAAGGTTTAGTTGCTGATGGTGTAAGTCCTAAAAAATATACGGGCACAGTGGCACAAGCGTCAAGTGCTGGAGATAATACAATTAGAGTAAATATTGCAACTACTCAAAGAAGTGTTTCTACAGCATCTTATGCAGAAACTACTGGAGTATTAACTGTAACTACAACAGCAGCACATGGGTTTGAAGTGGGAATGGATGTAAAGATTGAAAACCTTACCTTCAGTTGCACAAGTCCAAGTGGTACTGCAGTATTCCCATCAGGTAATTATGGTTATATTTTTAAAGTAGAATCTACTCCATCTACAACACAATTTACAGTAAATGTCGGTACATCCACAATTGCACACACTTATGTATCGGGAGGAACTGCTGAAATAGAAGCAGTACGTCCATTTGCAGGACAAGTAGTTTTCTTTGATACTTTATATTATGAAGTTACTAAAATTAATGTTACTAATGGGGGTAGTGGATACGATCCAAATAATCCTCCTACAGTAACACTTGCAAGTTCTCCAGAAAGTTGGGGTATTGACGCCGAGGCAATCGCAGAGGTATCAAGCACTGGAGTAGTAACTTCTATTACTGTAACTTCTAATGGTAGGGGTTATGGTTCAACTATAGCAAACCCAACAATTTCTGCACCAACTTCTGGAACTACAGCAACAGCAACAGCACAATTAAGTCCTTCATATTTTATCGTAGAATCTTCATTTGAAACTTCTACAGATGTATATGATATTACATTTTCTAACGAAGTTCCTATTGCATTGACAACCAGTAGCGTTGCTAATTTTTACAAACAAAGTAGACTTTTAGCATCAAGTCATTCATTCCAATATATAGGATCAGGTACTAATATTAATACTGCTCTCCCCCAAACTGGAGGAGTTCCAATCCCAGAAAATGAAACTATTAATCAAAATGGTGGATTAGTAGTTTTTACAAGCACGAATGAATCTGGAAACTTTAAAATTGGTGATGGCGTAGTTATAGATCAAGCTCTGGGTCGAATTTCCGGTCAATCATATTCACAAAGTCTATTTTCTCAAGTAACACCTTATATCATCGCACTAGGAGGTTAACCCATGGCATTAAAATTAAACGTTTATAAAACAGTTACACCATCAGTTTCTACTTCTGCAACAGTAGTTTATACTGCTCCCACTGGATATACTGGTATTGTATTGTTAGCGAATATTTCAAATCCTACTACTGGAACGCTTACAGTTACATTAGAGCATAGAAGAAGTGCAACAGATACAAGTATTGTTACTGATTTTCCTATAAGTAGTAAAGATTCTACAAATTTAATAGATGGTAAATTATTCTTACAGTCTGGAGATCAGTTAGTATTATCTGGTCAAGCAACTACATTAGAAACAGTAATATCTATCCTGGAGACACTCAACTAAAATGGCAAAATATCTTTCAAACCGAGTAAGAACTTTTGATATTGGTATTACTAGTATTACTGAATCTGATGTTGTATTGAACGTTATTGGTAATAGTACCTTTACAGGCGCTACCACATTCCAAGGAGACGTTCGTATTACTGATGATGATAAATTAAGATTTGGAACTTCTAGTGGTGGAATTCTTCAGATTTATACAAACGGAACTAATTCATTCTTTAAACAGACAAGTGGTGATTTAAAATACGAACTTGCTGATCAGTTCGTAGTTCAAAAAGATTCTGGCGATGAACCAATCGCAGTCTTTACTGCTGATGGTTCAGTAGAACTCTACTACGACAATTCTAAGAAATTTGAAACTACTGCTACTGGTGCAACTCTAACTGGAACTTTAATTGCTGATGGTGTTGATCTTGGAGATGATGAAGAAATTCGGTTGGGTGATGGTAATGACTTACAGATTTATCATGACTCTAATTTTAATAATGGCATTATAAAAGAATCTGGATCTGGAAATTTATTATTGGGTGGAAACGATATATTTTTTAGAGATTCTGCACTTTCAGAATTATATGCGAGGTTTATCAGAAACGGAGCAGTAGAACTCTACTACGACGACGCCAAAAAATTTGACACCACTGCTTCTGGTATTGATGTAACTGGTCTCACAGAAACTGATACCTTAAATGTTTCTGGTGTTTCTACATTCCAAGATAACGTTACCTTTGCTGATTCTGTACGGGCAGACTTTGGTAATGACCAAGATCTGAGAATTGTTCATATTGCCAACCAAAATTGGATTCAGAATTATACGGGTAATTTCAATATCAATCAAAACTCTGATGATTCTGATATTACTTTTAGATCTGATGATGGTTCTGATGGATTAGCTGACTATATTAACATAGATGGTAGCACTGGTGAGGTTGTTCTTTACCATTATGGCACTCAGAAACTTGCCACTAAGTCTGGTGGTATTGATGTAACAGGTCTTACTGAAACTGATACCTTAAGAGTTTCTGGTGTTTCTACATTCCAAGATAATGTTCAGCTTGGTGACAATGATGAATTAAGGATTGGTGATAGTGATGATTTAAAGATTTTTCATGATGGAAATGCCAATTATATTGTAGGTAATAATGGAACACTTAATCTCAAAAGTGATTCTTATGCTTATTTGAAAGCTTTCAATACAGATGGTAAGGTGCAAATTTATCATGGCAACTCTGTAAAACTTGAAACTACTTCTACTGGTGCAGATTTAACTGGATCTCTCAGAGCATCTACTTCATTAGTTACTACAACTGATGGAACTGGTATTACTATTACTAATAATACAATTGAAGGTCCAACAACTTTAACAATTGATCCAGCAGCAGTCGGAGATAATACCGGTACGGTGGTAATTGCAGGTAACCTCCAAATTGATGGAACGACCACAACTGTGAATTCAACCACGATGTCAGTGGATGATAAAAACCTTGAGTTAGGTACAGGTGCTGCGAATGATGCTGCAGCTGATGGTGGTGGTATTACTATTGTATCTGGAGATGGAAATAAGACATTCCAATTTGAAGCAACAGGAGATAATTTAGGGTCTTCTGAAAATTTAAATCTAGCCAATACTAAAGAATATAAAATTAACAATACTTCAGTATTGAGCGCAACAACTCTTGGTAGTGGGGTAACTTCTTCTTCACTTACATCAGTAGGGACACTTAATGGTCTTACCGTTGATGGTGATTTGTTGATATCTGATAAAATTACTCATTTGGGTGATACTAATACGGCTATCAGGTTCCCTGCTAATGATACGATTAGACTTTCAACATCTGGTTCTTCTAGACTTGATGTTACTCAAAATGGTTATATTTTACTAGGAACGACTAGTGAACCTTCTGGTGGTGATGCTCATGCACAAAATGCAAAATTACTTATTCAAGGAAGAATTGGTAATACTTCTGATAGTGGTCGTATCAATCTACAAAGAGGATCATCTGCATCTAATGGTTCTAGTATTGGAAGTATTAGTTTTACTGATAATAGTAATAATGCTTTTTCTAGAATTGAAACTTTTGCTGATGCTACACCAGGAAATGCCAGTTTTCCAGGCAGAATTGTTTTCAGTACGACAAATGACGAGGCAACAACACCAACAGAAAAACTTCGTATAACTAATGATGGTCAAGTTAGTATTGGAGCTGATTTAAGTCAGTCTACTAGTGCAAAGTTAACTGTTGAAGGATCAGCCACATCAAGCAATCTCAATCAAACTTTAGTGGTCAGAGATAGTAATACTAATGATGCTGTTGGTAATGGTGGATTTATAGGTCTTGCTGGATTTGTAAACAATGTTCCTAGAACTTTTGCTGGTATACGTGGATTAAAAAGTTCTTCTGGTACTAGTTTTAATGGTGGTCTTGCTTTTTATACAAGACAAAATGCTGTAGCAGATTTAGATGAAAAACTTCGTATAACTTCTGCTGGTCTGGTCGGAATCGGAATTGGTAATCCTTCAGCAAAACTTCATGTATCTGGAGGAGACCTATACGTAAACTCTTTAGATGGTAGTGAAGTAGACATTAAACTTGGTATTCATGCCACACATTCTAACTTTGGTGTTATTAAAAATGTAAGAGCATCTGACTCTCAAAACTATCTATCCTTTAACATACACCAAAGTGGCACATTATATGAGGCTTTACAAATTCATTACGATGAAGGTGTTTATGTTAGGGGAAATGGAAGCTATGACACGACCGCATATACAGGAAATGTTGCTCATGTACTTTTTGGTGATCAAGAAAGACAATTTGCTGATTTAGTTGCAGAAAGCGAGAGTACTTCTAGTGCCCTTGGATCTCTTGTATTTAAAACAAAAGGATCTGTTGGATTATTCCCACAAGAAAGACTTCGTATAACTTCTGATGGTAAGTTTGGATTTGGAACTAATAATCCGCAAGGAACTGTACATATTTCATCAGGAACTTCTGGAGATGCAACGTTAATTCTTGAAGCAGATACTGACAATGATCAAGAAGCAGACAATCCATATATTGTGTTTAGGCAAGATGGTGGTGTTAGTGCCTCTGCGATAGGACATGGTGTAGATTCTGGAGTTGATGGTAATGGATTGACCATAGCAAATTCAATTTCTAGTGGATTTATATCTTTTGCTACAGGAACTACAAATGGTTATACAAACGCGACAGAAAAACTTCGTATAACTTCTGATGGTTCGGTCGGAATCGGAACTGATAATCCAGACACACTTCTGCACTTACAGTCTAATAATCCTATCCTTAAAATTACAGATGCTAATCAAGCAACAGATAATAAGAGTTGGAACATTGGTGCCGGACAACCTCAAATATTAAGAATTCAAGCAATTAATGATTCCGGTACAGGTGGTGGAAAACTATTTGATTTTTATAGAGATGGTACTCAGGTTGAA